TCCATGCGCTTGGCCATCGCCATGCGCAGCCGTGCGATGCTGTCGCCGTTGTATTGGCCGCCGTTTGGGATGTGGATCACGCGCAGATGCAGCGTCCGCAATCCCTTCACGATGCCGCGCTGAATGACGCGCTCAGTTCGGCCGCCTTTGACGGCCTTGCCCACGCGGGTGCGCTTCACCGGCTTTTCCAGCGCGGCAAGCTGTTCAGGCGTCCAGGCGCGGCTCATGCGGCCCGCCGAAACAGATATGCCGCAACGTCATCAATCGGCTGCTCGACCAGCATGGCGATGACGTACACCGGCTTGCCAAAGAAGTTCATGATGCGCGCTTGCCAGCGCCACGGCAGCAGCGCGATCATGCCTGCGCCTCCGTGTTTGCAGCGTGTGTTTTGCGCGCCCATGCGGCGTTCTTTGCCCGCTTGGTCTGCCTGTTAAGCGCGGCCCAGATGCTGGTGTGATCAGGCCGGCCTAAAAACGCCGCTATTTGCAGCAAGCTGTCCCCGGTTTCGGCGCGAAGGCGTGCAATGGCCTCATCGCGGGCGCGCACGATCAGGCGCACCTTGATATTGCTCAACAGATCAGCGCGCGTAAGATCATGCGCTGCAGCAACCTCATCGATGATCGCCATGCGGCGTGCGGTGCGGCCAATCATGCGGCCACCTGTTCGCTAGGCAGATACCAGCGCCCATCAGCGCCCTGCTCCCGCACCTCACACCCGTACTTCGCCGCAACTTCACGAAAATGCTTTTCAAATTGCCGGGTTGCTTGCCGATCAACCGTCTCAGTGCTGCCACCAGTTTGTGCGCGTTCAACCGGGCCGGGTTCACTGCGCTTTGACGTGATCGGCTCGGCAAGCAGGCGGGCAAGTCGGCGGGTAACAACTTGGTGAGAAAGGCCAAACTTGCGGGCAAGCGCACCGCGCGTTACACCGGCTGCCGTCATCTGCAACAGCACCGCATCGCGCTCATCGTTCCAATTGCCAGCGCGGTGGCCAAGCAGATCACGATCACGCAAATGGCGCACACGACCGCGCACCGCGTCCTGAGTGCGGCCCATCAGGCGGGCAATTAAGTTATAGCTAAGGTTGCGGGCGATCATGTCGGCCAGCGCCGCATCTTCCTGCTGCGTCCATATGGTGTACGATTTCATCAGCGCACACCCGCCGCAGCAAGCAGGCGCGTGCGGCGCTTGGACAGCCTCTCGCGCGCCTCTGGGCAGATGTCAGCGCCAGTGTCGCCACCAGCTACAACAGCAGCCCATTCGTTGACGTAGCCGGCAGCTTCCACGCCAAGCGCGTCAAGATCGCCCTCTGGCCCGTCATGGCAAATCACCTTGCCGCCTGGCTCTGTGAGGATGGAGATCAACTCATCAGGCACGCCCGCTTTGGCAAAGCGGTTCAGCGCCGCCAGTGGCATAGCCGTCTCTTTGGCCCACGACTGTAGCGTTGCCACTGGTATGCCGGTGTCGTAGTGCAGCGCCTTGAACGACAGCCCAGCAGAATCGCAAAGGCGAAAGAACCGCCTCTGTGCCTGCAAAGTATCGCTCAAAATACTGTTAAAAGCGGACATGATTGTCATCCGTTAGTAGATTAAATATTACTAGTGGAAAACGTAAACATCTTGGAATGTCCCGGCCTGATCGGCGGCGAAAACGGTAACGGGCCGGGAGCCTTGGGGGTCGCTCAACCGGCCCGACCGGCGCGCAGGGTCAGAGGCGCGCGGGTTCGAGATCATGCGGCAGCCTGTTCGCGGGTCATGGCCACATCGCGTGAAAGCATTGCGGCATTGACCGCGCCGCCAGTGAAGACTTCAATTGCCAGCGCCAGCCGCGCGCTGCACGGATCGCCGCTCTTCACTTGGGACAGCCTGCCAACGGACGTTTTGACCGCCGCTGCCATCGTGGAAAGTGTCAGCTCGCCTTTGCGGCTGTCGAGATAATCGGAAAGCGTCATGCCAACCGATTTAGATTGTCTAAATCCAAACCGTCAAGCGATTTGTTTAGATTCGCCAAAGGAACCTTTGCTCATTTTGTGGCATGTTACACGTATGCCTAAAGCCCCTACGCATGATTGGTATCTCATTGCCTGGTGCGAGAGCCTTGGCAAAAAACAGAAAGACCTAGTGGACAATCTGGATTGGAATCCTTCCAAGGCGTCCTTGATGTTCAAGGGCCAGCAACGCTACCACCGTGACGATGTGAACGCCGTAGCGGCGTATCTTGGCATTGAGCCTTATGAGCTTTTGATGCACCCCGCCGACGCAAACGCCATAAAAAGGATGCGGACTGCGGCACGGCAGATCACGGCTGTCAGGCTCGTGGCAGATGCCCCGGAGCAATCAACGATTGCCCTGTTGCCTGATCGTAAGGCGCAAGTTTAGTTTATCCAAAAAACATGCTTGCAGGCTCAGTTTAGTTTCGCTAAATCTCTTTCGTCGCCGCACGTCGCGGTGGGAGAGAGACAATGCATTACCTTGCGCATAGAGGCAGCCCGCAGTGGGTCAGCGATGGCGAACCGTCCGACCAGGCCATTGACGCCGCGCTGTTGAACGAGATCGCCCGCCGCGTTGGCATGGATTGGCACGAAGCCGACGCCGAGCTTCAGAACCACGCGCCGGACGACGACGAGGCCGAAGCCGCCACCGAGCAGGCGCGGGCTTACACTGAGGATCTGCTGGCCCACGCGCTGCTGCGGATGATGGCTGAACGCCGGGCTGAGTTGGTGCGGTTTCAGACTGCACGGCTCATGCACATGACCGCCCGCGATGTGATGGGGCCGGTCAAATGAGCGCGCCCCAGATGGACAATTTTGACGAAGCTGCTTGCGACCGCTGGCATGACGGTTGGTTCTTGGGGTTTCGCGGCAGCGCCTGCCCGGTCGATGCTGACGCGGCTGAAGGCTGGCGCGATGGCGTCGAGGCGCGGAAGGTGCGCCCCGTCCTGATGGAGCGCCCAGAGGGGTATTACCACGGCCCGATTGAAACGGACGGTCGGCCATGACCGGCACCCGCGCACGCCCGTGGCTGCCAGCCATAAACCAGCACGAACGCGACAGCCGCGCCGCGCTGATCGACCGCCGCCCTGAGCCGGGTTTCTGGCCGACGCTGGCCGCTGCGATCCGCACGCACCCGCGCACCTGGCGGGTGTCCGTCACCATCACCGCTGGCGTGTTGCTGGCTCAGATCGGGGCAATGCTGTGAGCGCGCTCGACCACATCACCTATCATGACGCTTACGATCAGGGATCGGATGAGTGGTTGCGCGCCAGATGTGGCGTGCTGACCGCCAGCAACATCAAACTGATCATGACGCCAACGCTGAAGATGGCCAACAACGACAAGGAGCGCGCGCACCTGTTCGAGTTGATGGCCCAGCGCATCACGGGCCACGTTGAGCCTCTCTATGTGACCGACGACATGCTGCGCGGCCACAGCGACGAAATTCTGGCCCGCGCCAAATACGCCGACATGTTTGCGCCGGTCATCGAGTGTGGTTTCATCACGAACAGCCGCCACGGTTTTACGCTGGGCTATTCGCCTGATGGGCTGGTGGCAGATCGCGGCCTGATTGAGATTAAGAGCCGTCGCCAGAAATATCAGATCGAGACGCTGACCACGCACTATCTGGCCGGCGACTGCCCGCCTGATTTCTTGCTGCAATGCCACACCGGGATGCTGGTGAGCGAACGGCACTGGCTCGACCTAATTAGCTACAGCGGCGGCCTGCCAATGGCGGTGATCCGCGTCTGGCCCGACGAAAAGGTGCAGGCAGCCATCCTTGAAGCTGCTGCCGGCTTTGAGGCGCGTCTGTCTGCCCGCCTGGCTGAATATCACGATTTGCTGGCGACCGATCCGCGCCTGATCCCCACCGAACGCACCATTGAAGAGGAAATGACGATATGAATGCCCCCGTCGATATGAGCCGCTTCATTGAGGCCAAGTCAGACCAGATCGGGGCAGATGACCTGATCGGCGGCCCGCGCACCTTCACGGTGCGAGGCGTAACGGCCAACGAAGGCGAACAGCCGGTCAACGTCTGGCTGGAAGGTGAAGAGCGCGTGTTTCGCCCCTGCAAGACCATCCGCCGCGTCATGGTGGCGATGTGGGGCGCAGACGCGAACCAGTATGTTGGCCGCTCAATGACGTTGTTCCGCGATGCCGAAGTGCAATTCGGCGGCATGAAGGTCGGCGGGCTTCGCATCAGCCACATGAGCCACATCGACGGCGCGCGTGATGTGGTCGTCATGAAGGCTAAAGGCAAAAAGGCCGGCATGAAAATCTTGCCGCTGGCGACAAACACCCGCCCGCCCGCGCTGCCTTCCCCGGTTGCGCCAAGTGCCGCCGATCCAGTGGTGGCGCAAACGGTGGAACTGCCGGCCACGGCGCAAGATTGGATCGCTGAGACGATGCGCCAAGTCGCCGCCTGCGAGACGATTACCGACCTGGCTGAACTCCAGACTGGCAAGGCGAAAGGGCTGGGCCGGCTTGAAGCGTTCCCCAAGGCCCATGCCGATGTGGTGGCGCTGTTCAATGATCGGCGGGCGGCAATTGAAGGGGCGGAATAACCACCGCTGTAAGGATTGCTGACAGATGGCCCGTCCCGATTTGCTGATCCACCTGACGCCGGCAGAGTTGTCGCGCTGCAAACAAGCAGCTTCACTGCGCTGGCAGTTGGCCCGCGCCTCTGGCGTGGTGGATCAGCGCCGGGACAGTAGCCGCCAGTTATACGATCTCGACCTGTTGGGCGTCAAAGCGGAGCAAGCCGTGGCAAAGGCGTTAGACCTTGAATACACGCCCACCGCGCTGGGCATTGATGACGGCGTCGATCTGTATGCCGGCGATGTGAGCATCGACGTAAAGGCCACGTTCTACTCGAACGGGAAGCTGCTGCTTCGCAGTCAGGCGCAAG